TACAATATGTGATAAGATCAGCTCTTGAATTTGGAGACGCCATTACACACAAAAAATCCCTTCTTACCTATTTAGGAAGAAGGGATCTGAGAGTTATTCTGCTACTTCTGTGGGTGCTGCTTCTGCTGGTTCTCCTTCTTCCGATGGATTGAGGAGTTCTAAAGTCTCTAGACCTCCCTGTAATTTTAGTTTGTACTCTCTTGCTTTTACAAGGTTTGTTTCCAACTCAGCAATTTGCTTATCTGCTTGCTCTAGTTGATCGACAAAATTTTTCTTAAGTTGTTCAGTGTCCATTTTTTAATAAAGAATGATGTGTGATTATTTATATGTGTAACTGGAGTCTCCTTCTCCAACAAATCCTTTGGGCATTATATTAAACGCTAATGAATACCTAGTTTTATTAGATTTGTTTGTAGTTGTGTAGTGACGTACTTCACTAGGAAACAAAACAATCATATCAGATTGTGGTGGTAAAGTCAAACTATGACCATTAAATAAATTTTCTTCTTTTTGTGATATTAAAATTCTAGGAGCATCTGTGTTTAAAACTAATTTATTAGATGATTCCTCATACTCGTCAAAATAGAGTACAGAACTAAACCAAGAATTACAATGAGAATGATCATTAGTTCTTCCGTTTGGAAGAGATCTAGTAAACCAGGATGTTGTAATTTTTATATCTACGAAGTATCTATAGAGATCTTTTAAACAAGAAAGTGAAAAATTTTCTAGATATGCTTTGATATCTGGATAAGAATCTAAAATATTTCTATCAGAAGACCACCCACCAAGATAACCAGTTTCATCTGCATCTTCTTCCCATTCAACTTTAGAACATACTGCTTGTAATAATCTAGAAATATCATTATCAATTTTAGAAATTGCTAATGGTTTGGAAAAAATAGGAAGGACTTCCCACTCAACATTACTGTTCATTATCAATAGGTCTCTTACTACATCTGGGTTGTTTTTGACATTCTCTACAGTGGGGAATATCAATGACTTTTCTATCTTCAGTCAAACCATTTGGAGTCATTTCATATCTACCAGACCATTTTATGTATTCTTCATAATCTTTCATGTTGTCCCAAGAAGCAACTACATCTTCTGGAATTGGTGGATTCATTTTTTCATACCAGAACCATTTGACTGAAGAAATAGTTGGGTGATTTCCAAGTCCGACAAAAACATCACATGCCCTACTATCAATAAAATCTTCATGTATAGCATTAGCAGGGCAGTTGACAATACAATCATTACACCCATTGCATAGATCTAATAATCCTTGGTTAATTTTTTTATCTGGTACATTAACAAGTTCATCGTAAAATGTGAAAGCACACAATTTGCATTGAAATCCAAATTTTTCATTATAAACTAAAGAGTTTTTTGCTCTTACTCCAACACCAGACATGATCGCTGCTTCTTTAAAGTTGGTGTAAATTTGTTCACATACACCAGAATCAATATATGGTTTTAACAAATCTTCTGCTTCTAGATAGAGAGAATAGTTACTACCAACATCTGATGCTCTAGCAAATATAATAGCATTCTCGATAGTTTCTGGTGAATGTATTCTATTAGTTACCAATTCTCCTTTAAAATGGCACAAAGCTTTTACTGGTTTGTTAATGACTTTTCTATAATTGATTCCAGATAAAACACCCATATCCCAAACGTCGTCTGGAAATAATTTTTTTATTTCATTATAATCAATCATAACAAAGATACCTTAAATCCATATGCCCCTGTCTTCATTTGAGTTGGCATGATATTAAATGATATTGATATTCTCTCATCAGACTTATTATTAGAAAATCCATGAGTTAGATTTGATGGCCATAAAAGTAGATTACCTTCTTTTACGTCCATTATTACATCAGAATTGTATTTCGTTGCTAAAGATTTTTCTAGAATTAAATTTTGTTTTTGGGCGTATGGTGCTATATCACAATAGTTAAATTCTAAAGGTGCCGCATCGTCATCTACAGAAACATAATATGTTCCAGATACAAAAGAATTTGTATGGTAGTGGGGATGTTGATACGCCCCTTTTTTGGAAATGTTTATCCAACTATCTGTTATTAAAAGACTGTCGTCTATTCGATATCCCATTACATCTTCTATAAAATATGTGGCATTGTTTATAATCCATTCTCTAAATCCATCAAAAAAATCTTCATACAAAATAGAAGATTGTGAGTTGTTTCCTAAATGAAATAAATCACTACAATAAGTATTTGGAGAAATTTCTCCTTCACTTAGCATCTGTTTTGTGATACTTTTAATAACTTCTTTTTCTGGATAATACTCCACATAAACTGGACTTGGAAAAACATCAATTATATTCATTTCTGTAATACCAACATATGCAAACCATTCCACCACATTGTATCATCTTCTATATTATTCAGCAACTTTCTCTCGAACAATACCGTCAAATTATTTTCTTTAACAAATTGTTCTGATGCGTCAATGACTCCTTCAAAATTAGCATCATCAACTAACAATAAAAATATGCTATCAGTTACTTTTAAGAGGTTTGTTAAAACTTTTTTTTGATCTTGTAGTTCGTGTGATCCATCATAAAAAATTACATTAACCTTATCTTCTACATCAGAAGAATCGATTATTTCTGCTTTCTTGTTAATAATTTTTACTTCATTGGATCCTAGATAATTTTTTAAATTTTTTTTAAAAACATCAACACTACAGTTTGTTTTGAAAGAAAGTTTTCCATCAACAAACGGTTGTAATTTTTGCTCTTCCCAAGTATCTACAGCATATGCTTTTATTTTATTGTTTTGGATGGCAGCACAGAATGTACTGCCATGGTATACACCAACCTCCAAATATTTTGTATCTTTAAAAGAACAAATATAATTAAGCATATGTCTGACTCTATTGGAGCTTAACCCATCAATATTAAATCTACTATGCTTGAAATTAGAATCTAAGTTTGCTGATTTGTTAAATGATTCTAGAGCAACTTCTACTAATGGGTGAATGAGTCTATGTTGTTTCTTAAGATGTGACTCGACAACAGAATTACAATAGTTACATTTCCAACAATCAAACTTACAATTTTTAATTTTATCTCTCCAAATCTCAAATGGTTTTTCTTTGGAGTCAATATTATCTACAAAATTATTAAAATCACTGAAAAGAATCTCATCATCATTTGCCCACTTTTCGATGATATCCATACTTTCTTTAAGACGACTCATTGCTTCTCGTCCATGCATTTTGAATACATCGACACCAAGATCTAAAAACTCTTCCCAGTCTTTTTTCCATGGTGGAAGGTTCGCTGCTTTTAAAGACCAAGAAGGATCCTCAACATCCCACTTTGAACAAGAGTTTCTGGAAATAGGATCATTAAAAAATTGAGGATCATCAGGTGTTCTTGTATTATTAAAATGATAATGCTCCACCATAATAGGACATCCTCCCCAGCAAGTTTCATTTGCCAAGAGTGATAACTTAACGGGTTTTTTAATAGAAGCACAGTATTCCTTTGCCTCAACAATTCTCTCAAGAGATTCTCTATCTCTCATTAAATCTCTGTCTAAGTTGATATAATGAAAACCTGCTTCGGCAAGAGACACAATTTCATTTGGTCTTGTTACTTCACGGAGGATTGTGTTTTTAATAAACAACTCTGGAAATTCTTTCTGTATTTGACCAGAAGAAACCCACATAGTATGAGGTAAGGTTACAGTTCTGATACCTTTATAGTACAAGGGTTTAAAAAAATCGATAAAAATATCTAAATTTTTTTGTGATGGTCTTACGTAAATATTATTAAAAGTTGCTGATAAAGGAATACCAGTTTTTTCTGATATAGTAAATGCTTGATACGTTAAATCTCTGGGATCAGACACAAAAATATCACCCATAGCATCTTGAGTAAATGGGGGCATACGACATGTAAAATACAAGTCAGCAATATATTTTTTATGTTTCTGTAAAAAAGGAATAAAAATATTTTTTACAAACTCTTCATCACTCTTTGGATTAATTGGCAGACTGAATACTTTTTCTTTGCTCATTACCAAGGTCTCCTATAATTTTCAATTCTAGATCTTTTTCAATACCATCAAAAGATGGGAAGAAAGTAACATCAGACTGTTCTAATCGTTGTAGTGCTGGAATTACTTCTTGCTTTAATTTTTCCATACCAACATTCAATAGTCCTGAATATTGGATTGCAATTTGTAGAGTTTTAATTTGATCCTCTTCTTCCATCTGAGCAATAGAATCTAAATTGCCAATTCCAATTCTACCCTGAGAAGCCATTTCCATGGCAGCTTGTTTTGCCATTCTTGAAATCCAATACAGTCTTTCGTTTTCTGGATCTTCGATATAGTTTTCTAGTTCTTCAACTGTATCAAAATCTTTTAGAAGTTGATTTTCAAAAAATTCTCTTTCTCTTTCAACGTGCCTAATTCTTTTATCAGTAACAGCAATGTTTTTTGTTAGTTCATTAATTTCTAAATTAATTAATCTAAGTTCTAAATCATCCGTTTCTTCTAGAAGTTTTCGTTCCCACTTTAACTTCTGAATTACCATTCTTTCTCTTTCTACATGATAAGCATCAAGAGATTCTAACCTGCTACGAAACTCAAGCAAAGCTTGTTGTAGTTGTCTAAATCTAGTGACTTGTGATTTTACGACAAAGTGTTCCATTTGGTAGTCGTCCATGGAACGACTAAAACGGTTGGCGTAATTAATCAAATCAGATCTTTCTATTGTCATAATAATAAACAGTTTTATTAAAAATAATGTCCTTGTGGTTTTTGACCGATTACAGACCCTTGAGAATCAAAGATATCTGGGTTAGCATCACAATATTCTTTATCATAAGAACATGTCATACCAAAGTATTTAGAGTACATCAAATTAAGTTCAACTACGGAATTTTTAGATTTGAATTTTTCCTTTAGTTCGGATAATTCAACATACAAATCCTGACATTGCTTATCATAATTAACTTTTGATTCCAGAATTCTACCGGATAAATTTTCTATGGTAGTTTGCTTTGCTTTTGCTAAAGCAGATATCAGTTCTCCATTTCCAACAGATGCTTGCTCATACTGAGTTTTCCATGTTGTTTTTTCTAAGGAAGAAAAAGATAGATTTAATTTTTCAAGGCGTTTGTCAAATTCTTCTTCTAATAAAATAGCAGCAAACTGTTTCATAGAACGAATAATTAAATTCAAACGATTTTCAGATATTTCTATTTTAATTTTTGCCTCGTAGTTATTATAAGGGATATCCTCTTCTTCATCCCCCATTGCTACTTTAGTAACAGTTCTACATTCTCCAAATAATTTATATCCAAGAATGTCTTTTCTGGATAATTCAATAAATTTATAGTCTAAACCTAAAAACATAGTATAGAATGTTTTATCAATAGATATCACATTCCATCCACTAAATGAAAAGAATGATCTTGTCGTGGGAATATCTATAGAGTTTTTTTCTTTGACTAAGAAATATAATTTTTCCATGGATTACTGACCTCTTCCGTATTCTACACCAGCGCCAGATGCTCTGCCAGCTGGTCCCTTACTATTTACACTAGATTTTGTGTAATAACTATTAGTCTGATAATCCATAATTGCTCCAGTATTGTTTTGTCCTCCATCATACATTCCGACCATGTATCCTTTTAATTCACCTGTGTGATAAGATTCTTCGCCACTAGTAGCACCATTAAATTTCCCGATGGTAGTTACCTGACTTCCGCTGTAATCATAACGTTTTGACATAGCATTAGTTGTTCTATAACCTCCACCAGTATTCCAATACATGAATCCAGTATAAGTACTTATGGTTTTGTTAGTTCCATCTGTTCCTGTACTACCCCAAGAATTTCTAGATTCTGTAGCAAAATCTACCCAAGATCCTACATTACTAACATTATGCCATCCTCTTAATTCTCCATAACCACATGCTGGATTTCCTCCATGTAAACTACCACCGCCATCACCATTTGCCCATCCAGTTAATGATGCTGTTTCTGTTTGGTGGTCAAATTTATTTGGTTCTCCATTACCAAAAGTGTAAGCATATAAGAACTTGCTTCTCATAACAGAAGTTCTATTCATGCTATTTGCCATAGTTGTACTAATATTAGCATTAGTATCTGTTAGCATATTAAAACGGTTAATTGCATTACCGTTAACGTTCCAGTTATCTCCAGAGTGGAACACATAAGCATATGTACCATTTGATGATCCTGCTGTATAAGCATCTGATGTAGAAATTTGATCTCCTAAATCATACGTGGTATCACTAGCATGGTCAGTTCTATTAACATTTTTCCATGATGTGGAACTTTTATATCCTGCTAGAGTATAACCTCTAAGTACATATCCACCAGAATATCTTTCCATAGAATCATTATCCCAATAAGCAGATTCTCCATCTGATCTTAAAACAGCACCTCTAGTTCCTGTATTACTTTGATCTGGTAGAGTTTTAAACACAGATCCGTTTTGATATAAATCACCAGTAAAATTAATATCACCACCAACAACTAACTTGTAAGTGCTTCCGACACCCGTTTCGGTATTGATTCCAATACCGCCTTTAATCATACTAATTTTATTTCTATACTCAGTTCCATCATTGTCTCTTGTCGAGAAACGGATAGCACCACCGTTAGGGAAGAATCTTAGATATGCTTGACCAATTCCAGTATTTAATCTAGGGAACCATCCACCATCACTATCTGGTACATTTGTTGGGTAAGTTTCAGTATTATAATTACTGACGTTCATACCAATACCGCCAGCATCCCAGGTCGCATTTCCTTCAGATACCCACATTTGCATATTAATATCACCAGTTCCACCACCATTTGCGGAGGATGGTAATGTCATTCTAAATTGAGTGGTGGTATGATCACCAAATAAATGTAACTTAACTTTAGGTCTATTAGTATTAATACCAATAGCACTATCATATGTTACTGTTAATCTATCCGTATTGTTTGTTCTAAGAGAAAGATAGTTATTGCCATCAGCATATCCAGGTCCATCCCAATAAATCTGTGCTGGAGCTGTACCAGTATTATCTCCACTTTCCCAGAAACACAAACCAGCTGGTGTTGAATTTGTAGTTGTTAGTGCTATCTCACCAGTAACACATAGTGCTCTATCTGTAACATTATTGTTCCAACCTACTTGTAACTGACCTCCATACCTAGCAATATCAACTCTTCCAGAAGCATCAACATTAATCGATGGTACTCCACTAATATTTGAAACAGCAAATATAGTTCCAGAAAGTAAATTATCATCAACAGAAAATAGTTGCCCTGAGTTTCCTTCAAAAGACAGCGTGTTATCATCAAGTACGCGAAGTTTAATCGGTGCATTATCTTGACCGACAAAACTAATTTCTGGTATATTCGTTGAGCCTTTATTAGGCGTTATAAGGATATCCTTATCAGAATTCGCCATCTTGATACTATGCCTTTATTGATTATTTATACCGTGAAACGATCACTGTACATATTAAACACTTGTGTTCTTTCATCAGCAGAAAGAACACGATCCCATGCTAAAACAAATGAAATTTGTGCATTGCTATATTCGGAATTGGTTCTCCATCTACCTAATTCAAATTTATTGGGACCTGCGCTTCCACTACCATTTTCTGCAATCAAAGAATTGTCTTTATATACACCCCAACTATCAGTGTCTATATTTCCAGTTGCTGTGTAGATATGCCAATCAGTACCTCCACCTCCAGAAGCGGGGTTGTTTACCCAACCCTCGGCATAATAATCTCCACAATTAGTTGTATTACTACCATGATGTCCTAGCAACCAGTTGTTAACACCAGATGAAAGAACTCTACCACCCTGAGTTGCTCCTGGAGCATACCTAGATCCAACAATAACTGTATTACTTGTGGATGAAAGATCTGGTCCAAATGATCCAACATAATTACCGCTGGTTCCAGGAGTAATTAAAATACCACCAAAATCTGTTGAATACGATAACGTTCCTACAATAGAAGCATTATTGCCTTTTCCACTTAAGTCATAAATCGTAGATCCAGAACCAGAATAAGATGCTGGATTTGCAAAATCTATACCAAGAACTAATCCTGCTGGTAGTGGTTTTATTCCAAAAAATGTTGCCATTTATTCGTCCTCGTATCCAAAGAAATTGTTGTTTGTTTTTATATATTCAATTATCATTCTTCTGTAGGTAATTCAACTTCTACCTCTAGTGGTAGAATATCCTTACGTGTCGCCTGAATGAAGTAGAACGACTCACCACCATCGATGAAGACTTTATTATCTTCAATCTTCTCAACCCACGCTTCATGATTGCCAATTGGCGTTAGTTGAACTGTGATGCTGTTTTCATCTACAAGAGAGGTCCAGTAGTCTGGAAGTTCAATTACCTTACTTGCACTGCCACGAACGTATACACCGTGCTCTGGACCTTCCAGGGATCCGTAGACGAGGTTATGGTTCTCTTTAGTTGGGTGCTCTATACAGAAAGACTTGCTAGTAGCAGCAAATGATCCATTAACTTGCAAATTATATTGTGGATCGATAGTTTGAATGCCAACATATCCATTAGTAAGTTTGATGGTGAAGTTGTCATCATCAGCAGAACTTCCATTTGTCCCCTTAGCATTTGTAAGACGACTGATAACAAAATTACTATCTGGGTTAGAAGCAACACCCCATTCTGCTTTTCCTGATCTATCAAATCTTAATCTATTCCAAGTATCAGATTGTTTTTCGAGAACAGCAGTAGCAAAGTATGCTTGATCACCTGAGGTAGGAGCGTTTCCACTAGCAATGCGAACATTAAGTGGTGAGTAGTTATCAGTTCTTGAATTAGTGCCAAGATTAGTATAACCTTTTACTTCCAATCTTCCATTATTATCAGAAGTTGCTGGAACCAACTTCATGAATTCTCTGGTAGTATTGGCATGAGTGCCAGTCCAACGGAAGAACTCATTAGCTTCATCGTTAATATTAAACTCTAATCTAGAGTTAGTATCAGTATTTCCTGTATTATAGAACTTAATTGAAGCTCCATCAGTATTCATTCCCCAGACAAGACCACGATTAGTTTGAGACCACTGAAGGTCTCCTGTCATTACATCACCTGCTTTTAAAACGTTATCTGAAGAAGCACCAGTTATATCTGCAGTAATTGTACCGGCAGAGAAATTACCAGAAGCATCACGTTTTACTCCAGTATTAGCAACATTATTAGAAGCAAACTGAATATTTCCAGCATTCCAAACAACATTACTATTAAGTGTTAGAGCATTTGAATCTGCAGCAAGAACATTTAAAGATCCAGAAGAGGTTGTTGCACCACCACCAGTAGCAACTAATGCAACGTTATATCCACCTGTAGCAGGAACTAAACTGCTTCTAAAATAAATTGCTGGATCTGATGCTGCAATTCCATCAATTCTACCAAGAGCAAGTTTACCAGTTCCAGAATCACTATAAAGTTTATTAACTTCAAATGTTCCCGCATCATCTAAACTAAAGTCCTGGAATGGAACTGAAATTGCTGTAGTACCAATTGCAACTGCTCCTGTAAAAGTACCAGTCTGTAGTACACCTTCAATAATAGAGTAGTTATTAGTTGCATCATTTACATCTTCAAATGTGGGAACAGAACTGATTAGAATAGTACCAGTTCCTTGAGAATCCGAATCATATAAATTAACCGGTGTTCCTGCCAAGAATGGGGAAGTAGTTAATAGTTGACCTTGAACGTAAATTCTAAACCTTCTATTACCAGCAGCTGCTCTGATGCTTAGTTGATTTTCAAAATACTTATGTGTCTGGTAAATAGGAAGTCTATTATCAGAAAGTGTTCCTGTATTGATGTTTAAAGCATTTTGATACCACGATCCTTGGTGTGTATCTAATTTATCGGCATCAAGTTCTGATCCAGGACCATCATTACCCGAACTCCAAATTTTATACCAAGTATTCCATGCCGTTAATGTAGATCCAGAACCACGAATCCACATGTTGTCATTATCTGTGAAACCTAATTGTCTAGCACCACCGCCAGTAGCGTCTGTACTAGAACCAAAGTTTCTCAGAGTCATGATAAGTGCTCTGGAACCACCATCAGATAGTGATGTAGCAGCATTGTTTAGAGTATTGGAAACAATACCAGTGGAGAATGTATCAGGATTTGGACTAGAAGTTGGGTTGTTGGTAGATGAAATTAAACGTAAAGTATTACCAGACTGACCGGAAATACTGATATTATAAGTACCAGACATTCTATCAATAGGAATAGATCCAGAACTTAAATTGCTTGCATTTGTATAGTAAGCACCTTGTGCGCCGTCAAGAAGGTCTGCATCTAGTCCACTATCAGATCCTGTTTTCAGTGAAACGGATCCATTACCAGCATCTCCAAGATTAAATTGATTCTTTAAGAATCTTGCAACACCAACAGTTCCATATAAATCTGCAGAAATAGTAGCATCAGTTACTCTATTAATATCGATTGCAACGTTAGCATACTGTTTATTTTGTGTACTTAATTTAGCAGCAAGTAATAGTCCAGAACCACTTCCAAGAATACCTGGATTTGGAGTAATTGTGAAATCTGCATTGTATCCAGAACCACCATCAACAACGGTTAACTCTGTTATTTCACTACCAGAAACAATAAAGTTTACTTTACATCCAGTTCCAGTACCACCATCAACAGATACGTCAAAATATTGACCGTCCGTATAACCAGATCCACTATCAACAATAACTAAATCATCAATAAAGTTTCCTTGTGTGAAACTTGACTCTAGTGTTAATGGAGAAGAACTTCTCTCAAATTCAATAACAGTACCAACAGGAATATCTGCGTTGACTGGATTATTGAGAGTAATAGTTGTACTTCCACCAGCAGTAAGAATATTTTGGATTGTTGTATTTGGTTGTATACCAGATACACTAGATTTTATTTCATGACCTTTAAGAACATCCGAATTAGTTGGGAAGACTAATTGAGACGAACCATTATTTGCTTGTGTTGATATGATAGCAAAGTATCTCGTTTCTGCTGATTTAAATGATTGGACTGCTGGAGCATATGCAGAATCTCCCCTCAAGAAAGTAAATGAGTTTGCTGAAGAAGAATTATTTGCTAGTAAACTAGAAGAGATAACTCCGGGACCAGTTAATTGATTAACCGAAATAGTATTAGAACTTAAAGATACCCAATTGTTTGCAAGAGTACCAGAAGTGTTAACAACTCTGTTTAGATTGACGGTATTAACTGGAGAATCATCATCTGCAATAGTATCAGTATCTTCAATTTTAATACTATTAACGATATCTCCATATAATCTATTTTCAATTAGTGCTGTTCCTGTTGCAGTAGTACCACCTCCACCAGGAGCAGAAATAACTACTGTTGGTTGGACATCATATCCAACACCACCAATGTATGTACCAAATTCAATTAACTCTAGAGTTACAACTTGACCATTTGCAATAGTAGCAACTGCTTTTGCTTCTACTGACGGTACTACTCCATTATATGAAATTTGTACTGTTGGTGCAGTAGTATATCCAGAACCAGAGTTTGAAATATTTAATTGTGATACAACACCTTCCCTATATTCAGTTGCCTGAATTCTACCAGTACTACCACTACCAGTATAAAGATTTCCTATAGTAAATACAAGGTTTGGGTCAACTGCGAATCCTAAGAACAAACTTGACAGATCGTTATTAAGAATAAAGGAAATATTGGTGTCTTGCTGAATGGCAATATCACCAGCAAGTGCTCCTTCTAGTTTTAATCTTTCTGCCTGATCAGCAACAGTGAATACACTAAATGGTCTTAGCGCAGGAATTTGATCGATTGAAATTTTACCAGAGTCGGTAAGTTCAACAAGATTTCTAGGAACAGCATTCGTAGAATATGGTTTGTTTAGATATGGACCTAGGTTGTTAGTGATATAATCCTTAACTGCCTTTTGTGTGGGTAGTTTGGAATCAGTAGAGTTAGCGCCACCAAGTGTATTGGATGCATCAAATCCAGTGACAACAACATCACCACCTTTTAGTTTTAAGAATTCAACTTCTGAGATAGTAACAGTACCTGTAAAGGTAATAGCACCAGTTCTGTTTTCAATCTTAGCAAATGTACCAACTTTAAAGTCTCCAAGTTCGTCAGTACCAGAGCAATAAACACGACCATAGTTTTCTGGTACTTGCTCGTTTGCTTCAATTTTAGTACCGCCGTTCTCAGGTAGAGCGTTGTAGTTAGTACCAGATCCAGCAAATTCCCATGTATGAGAAGAAGAGTTAACAATAGAAGGTCTGTGTAAACTAATCTTAACTCCACTAAATTCTCCAATGTTATTTGGAACAATTACTCCTGGATTGGTAATATCTACAAATTCCGCAGCATCACCAGCTCCACTTTCAATTGTTATAGTTGCTTCAAAAGGAGGACCGACTGTTACACCAGAAACAGTTTCGATAAAATATTCAATATCTGGATCGTTATTTTCATAACCCTCTAATTTTACAACATAGTGTTCTAGTGGTTCCCTTCCAAGACCACTAACAGTAAATTGAGTTCTATTAGTTCCTGTAGTAGAACTTACGCCACTAATAGTACCAGTGTCAAATACATAAGGGTTTGCACTAAATCCAGTTGCTCTTAAAGCATATGTACCAAAATTAGTTGCTGAGTTGGTAACAGATGCATAACCACCAGATTCGCAAAGAACACCGTCTTCACAGAAAATAACAAAGACAGAAACTAACTGAGTATAACCATCGTTTATAACTTTATAACCTGTGCCACCAAAAGATACAATCGTGAATGCCGAGGCAACCATCGACTTACCCTGATTGGGGAACGATGCGCTTCCGTCTGGTTCTAGACCAGGAAAAGGACAGTTGGGTTGTTTAACTTTTGAACCATCGATCAGAGCACCGTTACCACCCAAGAAAGATATAATGGAAGAGTTTTGAGTGTATGGTGATGCTTCAATAGTAGGCAAATCATCTGCCACTGCTTTTGGTGTGATGAAAGCATTATCTGCATCATAAAGAGTTGTTGATGCGTAATTTACAATGCTTATAGTATCATATAGTGTTCCAGTGTTTACAGTTGTGCCACCAGGAGCAACAGTACCGTCTAGAATATCTTCTAGAAGTCCCATCGATGTAGTGATAGATGATACAACGTTAGCACAATCAGGACTAGAAGGATCTGGTAAAATATTCCAATCATCAAATGTTGGAACTGTACTGTTTGCTAAATTTACGCGATTTGAATTATATACAATAACAGTTCCATCTGTTAAAGCACTAACAAATGTATGATTAACTCCAGCTACAGATCCAGCACTACCAACAGTGCATGTGATAGTAGTATTACCACCAGCAGATGTTACATTGCTAATCTCTAAACTTCTGCCATTGTGAATATCTTGGAAAGTTGGACTTGCTAGATCTCCACCACCATTTGAAGTACAGTTAAATGTAATTGCTCCTTCTTTAAATGCAATTCTGTCGTTAGTTGTAATTGCTGTTGTGGGATCTGGGAAGGTTACTGTTACCAAACCATTTGACGAATTGTATGTAGCAGCAGATGGTGATGTAGTAGCAAATACTCCTGTTCCATCCGTCCAATTGCGTATCGCATTAATTGCATAATCTTTAACTTTATCAAATGCATAAATTGTTGCAGCAACTTCACTTGCTGGCAATCCAGTCAACTCAGTACCAGTGTAGTAAGACTCTCCTACATTAACAATACCAGAGTTTCCACCTAAAACTAAATCTCTAATTAATCCAGAAATAATAATATTAATATCTCTACGACACTTATATTCATTTGCTACACTTAAAGCAAGACTAGGATATGTAAGTTGTGCGTCTAATAATGCTTGATCCGCAATTGCATCTCTATTTTTAGCAATTAGGTATGCAGCATCTAAGTAAGTACCAGAAGCATTATTTGCGAGAACATCAACAAATAGATATGATAATGTATCAATAGCAGATCTAACATCAGCACATGCCGTGCCATCAGATGCTGATCCATCTGCATTTACACCAGCAGTAGTTGTAATTACTGTGTTGTCGAAGTATCTTGCTACGTTAGCAGCATACTTAGGAACATAAATTGGGTCTAGAGGTCCACCGTCAGCAATCCTCCAGTTTCTCATAGCAAGAATACACAGTTCTCTGGTGTATTCAATTGCTCTTACTGTTTGAATAATTTCATTTTGAACAAAATCAATTTGTGTTCCGACAATATATCTTTTTGCTGCTTCAATAATATTGTTATTGCTACCAAACTCAAGATCCATTATCAATGCGTTAATAATAATCTTAAGGTCTCTGGTACACTTAAAATCTCCTACAGGAATATTAAAACTTGGATATTCTTTTTGAGATGATACTCCATTGACTGTGCATGAAACAATAATGTCTTCAATTTTTACAGTTTGACCATCTGTAAATGTAGGAGAAGAATCTATAGTAATAGTTCCAACACCAGTAAGGTTGTTGTAATTTAAATCCGTTACAGTAAATTCTGTTCCTGAATATGTTACTGTTCCACCACTTACATATGTGTGGACAAAATTATTTGGATTTGTACGTACTTCAAAAGTATTAGCACCAGTATCTACAGCAGATACTTCAAAATATTCTTTTGCAAATTCTTTATTAATTCTACCAACAACTTCCGCAGCAATAAAATCTGTATTGTTCCTAATTAAATTACAAGCATCTTGAAATCTTCTAGCAACATATGCTGCTCTATCAAACTTGTTTGGTGAGTTTAGTAAACTAAGAGTTATGTAATCTGTAAAAGACGATACTGTAGCGGAAGTAGGTATATAGTTTGCATTAATATATGCAGTTTTCTTTGGAATTACAAATCTTCTAGAACGACCATCAGCGTCTTCTAAAACTTTGTAAATTCTTTGTTTGCCATTAAGAAAAGATAGATCAGGATTTGAAGTAGGAAGACCAGAGATAAGAATCTCATCACCTTCTTTGAAATCATGAATATTATCTCTGCCTAAAAGTTGGTTCGTGTAGATAACAATGCCACCAAGATCTTCTGCATTTCCTTCTGCCTCATAACCAAAACCAAATTGGGAAACTTCTGGCGTACCTTGTATAGCAGTATCAATTCTAGCAATAGAAAGAGTATTGTTTAAATCTATTCCGGTTGATACAACTTCTCCTTCTGCTCTAATTGATTTAAGTCCAACAGAAACAAATTCATATGTAACTGTATTTGGAGTAACTCCAATTATATACTCGAACGTTTCACCTAAATTAAATGAACCACTTACAATATCAATTTCAACAGAACCATTTTGGAATGCATCTGGTTCATTTGAATCAATTTCATCAAAGGATACTTTAGTTACTGTTCCAACAGCACCAGTGTTAATACCTCTAACACTCTGTCCTACCGTTAAAAGGTTTATTCCAGTATTAGTTTGGAATGTGACTTTACTTTTTTCTGGTCCAAAAATTTGATGACCGATTGGAAAGTTTCTCTCAAAACTACCACCAGCATTTCTATCGTAATAAATTCTTTGTTTGTCATCAAAAACCATGGCAAAATCCCATGTTGCCACGGGATCTCCAGCAGAGTTAATTTGATCTCTGTAAGTAACACCAATAACGTAGTTTTTATCACCAAATTTGAAAATATGTTTATTTGGGTTTGCGGGACGAATGATGACAAGACGTAAGTTATCACCTACGACAGAACAATCAGGAGGCAAAGAAATTGGATTATCTTCTACATAATCACCTCCAGAAATAATAATAGATTCTTTTACATTAACAGTTTGAGAAGCAATTTGTGCTGCCCTCTTAATTGTTCTTACTGGAGCAGCAGCAGATCTACCATCATTATCGTCATTACCAATAGATTGGGAAACATAGACACGACCACCAACGTCATTCGTTGCTAAGTTGAGGACATATTCGGTTGTAGCAATTTTATCTGATTTATCACCTAATTGAGGAGTAATAGATCTTGGGTAAATACCAGATTCTCCAGTCTCTCCAAACAAAGGGAGATCTGGATTAATAACCCTGAAACCGATATGCTTAAGTGATGCTTCGTTATCTGCTGCAATACCATCATTGTGAGTTGGTCCTACAGTACCAGAAAGACCTGTTTCTACAACTTCATAAACATTTGATTGTTGATAATAAAATTCTCCTTTTTGTAAAATTGCATTAGGAGCCCATGGTATGCCACTATTATTAGACCAAGTTTTTAAGTTTGGTGCTCTAAAATTAGCATCGGGAGTGATAAAGTTATCAATATCCAGATTTAGAATTTTTGCCGTATCTGAAATAATAGACGTTGATGTTCTAATAGCACCATTGATATCAAGTTCAAAATCAATGGTATCAAGAACAGCGGTAGCAGCAGCACCAGATCCACCACCACCAGAAATTGTTACAGAAGGAGCAGAGGTATACCCCTCCCCTTGATTGTCTACAACAATAGCAACAACTTGACCATTGTTAAGTAATGCAGAAGCAAGAGCTTGAGTTCCATCAGGATTATTGGGAGGACCTACTACAACACCAGGTGGAATAGTATAACCATTACCCTGTTGATTTTCGTTTACAGTAATAGACTCAATTTTTGTACCGGTTCTATTAATGCCAAGTCTAGGCAATCCAGTATTTGAATCTAATAGGGTTCGGAAAACTTCCTTCTCTTCAGAACCTGAACCTGCTCTGACGATAAAGTTATTTGAACCTACGATTTTCGGTTCGGTTCCAGATAAAATTTGTTTATCTACATTAAAATCTAAGCTCATTTTGCTCTATCTTGCAGATGCTTCTTACTTCTTTATTTATCAGGCAGACCAATCAATACTTACGACTTCTGAATATGCAGTCCACTTAATTGTATCTAGTGTTCCTCCTCTAGTTACTGCATAACTATACTCATTTGCTCCACCTGATCCATAAGGAGAAACAGTCCATATCTCATTAGCGGGAATAGAATCTTTGATAATTGTTTTTAATTCTGACAATAAAGAAACATTTCCGGAACCATCTACTGTAGCGTTAACTTCAAAATTAACTACATAATGACCTGTTCCAGAAAAATTTACACCAATAAGTTTTGTAGTGATAAAATTTATTGTGTTGTTTGCTAAAGTTGGTACAAGAATACCATCTGATGTCAAGATAGTATTGTTTGTTCCGCTAGTGATATAACAATACTTACTTGCATTAGTAAAATTTTCATTCTGTACCGTAATTGTATTGATGTTTAAAATATTTCTACTTTCATCAACAACTGGAGTTTCACTAACACCAAAACCATATTCTGAATTAAATGTTTTATTTTCGATAGCCATGTTTATTTCTTAATAGTGGTTGCCGATGAAGTAATTACTACCGCGTCTCCTGTTGTGAGAGTAGTATCCAAAGTGTATTGGATTTGTACTTCACCGCCTGGTGCAAAAGATAAACCGTATGTAAACTGCTCCTGTCCTGTATTTAGAGATGAATACTCTGATGTAATGATATCAGTTCCTTTTACAATAATTTGAATTTCTGTAGTATGGATATCATTTGTTGTTGTGTTTTCTGCAGTTACTGTGACCTTGCATGATTTTTCTTGTGTTGGATTATATACAATAAAGTTTCCAGATTCTGTAGATCCCTTTGTTAAAGGTGTATCTTGAGTTTTTATAATAACATCATCTAACTCAAGGAATTTTGTTGTGTAATCTAGAATTTTTAAATTTGATACTGCATTTGATGAACCAAAAGATTTATTTGCTCTTAGTGAACCATCATCGGATAATGTAAATGATGTATTTGGTGTATTACCAATTTTACCAAAAGCAAATTCAATATTATTAAGACCTGTTTCTAATACTGAAGATACATTGTTATAAGAATATGATTGTAATGCACCTAACGTTAGCGTGGCATCAAATGTAATGTTTGATGCCTTAAATGTTAACGGTTGGTAAACAGTAGAAACATATGTATATTCTACATTATTATCATCAATTGCTGCTGCTGCTGTATGCGTTGGGGAAGAAGTTCCAGTAGTTCCTGCAACTGTAATTTCGTAGATAGAATCTGATGTATATACTAATTCATTTAATGCTACTGAAATACCAGGTTCCCATAAAGTTTTACCATCGGTATTTACAGACTCAATAGTATTTGATGTTGCTAATTGAATAGAATTTTTTGAAAACCTAGAACTATTAGTGGCATCGTTATAGAAGTATAATATGTTATCATTTGCCCCTACTACTTTTTCTGCTAAGATAAAAGTATTTCCGTCTACATCACGAACACCACCAAGTGAAATAAAGTCAGATCCATTAGATCCTTCATATTGTTGTGTAGCACTGTTATATCTAACAATACCCAATGTAGATGCAGATGGTCTGTTAGTTGAAGTTCCGACAGGAACTTTAACACCACCTGTTCCATTAACTCTCAATAAATTGGTCGCTCCTCCAGGAACAATTGTAATATCACCCGAAGATTGATTTGATATTGTTGAATCTACAATAGAGATAAAATCATTTACATTAATTGAATTTGTTATTTTAACTGATGCAGATGATATCAATCCATTGTTTAATTCTAAACTGATTATTTCGGTTTCATTAACTGCATCAACTTTAATAGAAAATTCTGATTGTGGGTTCCCAGGAAGAAGCGGAAATGTTAAAATATCATTGTTTACATATCCAAGTCCGCTATCGACAATATTAACAACTTGAACCGTTCCAAGTGCTCCAATAAAAAATTGTGCGTCAGTGGTTGGCACTGATGATATAACGCCATTAGTATCAATCAAATCAGCATAATTAAATGTTAGTTCATCTCCAACTGCATATCCACCAGAACCCTCACTAACTATAGCAATTGAAGAAACAGATCCATTTTCTGTAGTAATATTTGCAGATGCTCCAACTCCAGTTCCTGTTGTGGAAATTAGTGGTACAGATGAATAATCATTATTTGAATATCCTGCACCACCAGTACCAAGTAAAGTAGCAACATCAAAAGTTATATCTGCTGGTGTTGATATTCCATCACCAAATGTTGATCCATTAACTGTTAAAATATCTCCTACTACATAACCTTCACCTCCACCAGATGATACTGATGATACAGTAATATCTAAATCATTTGATCCATCAACACCACCAATAGAAGATCCAAGAATAGTAATAATTTCACCGGAAACATATCCTTTACCAATTTCTACAATAGTTGCTTCTGCTACACCAGAAATATTTCTTGAAATATTAAACGTAGCACCAGATCCGCTACCAGAAGAAGTTCCCGATACATTGCTGTATTGTGCTAATGACTCAGAAGAAATAATGTTTATTTGTGTATTAAATGCAAATAATTCTCCAGCAACTAGATCTACTGATGTTACTGCACCACCAGAGTCAATTGTAATATCAAATTTTGCACCTGTTCCAGATCCAGAAGATGTTGGAGAAATTTTACTATATACACCCGCAATTCTTGCTGCATCTGAACCACTACTAATATTATCTATTGTTGAAATTTTTCCAAGAGTTACGGAAAATGCAATTGTGATATCAGCAGTTAATCCATCACCTGTTCCACCAGAAGAAGAAACTCCATTGTAAGAACCAATATCATACCCTTCTCCAGTAGAAATAGTTGTTGTAGAAGAAATTTCTCTCTCATATAATTTTAAATCTCTGAAAACAGATACTTCATCTGATTTAAATCTAGTCAACTCTCCTGAAATTCCTGTGATGGAGATAGATTTATTTGTTTGATTGGAAGATAATCCAATACGACTTTCGTCTGCAAAAGTATATACTGGATTTTTTAAATCCCCTAATACAGGGGCAAGATATTTTTGATTAGATGAAATAACACCAATTACATCTAATTCATAAGACCCAGGAGCACCACCAATTGAAACATATGCTCCTGAATCGGAAGCAAGTTTCACATTTCCATCAATTGAAACTGATCCATCTACTTCAAAATCTTCGACCAAAGGAGTTACTAATGGATCTCTATTAACAGAAATTTTGTTATTAGTAGCATCAACATAGAGTACCCCACCAAAAGCAGCAGATGAAGTAAAGAACAATTCATCATTTACTGTCAAAGTTCCTTCAATTAGAGTATTTCCAGTCAAATTATCTACAGAAAATTTGTCGGAAACTGTTAAAGGATTTCCAGAAATAGCAGCACCATACGATGAGGTTAATCCATTTGCAAAACTTCCAGAATCAGCAATGAGCGCACCATCAAATCTAGCAGAACCTGTTGGATCAAGACTAATACTTTCAGTTTCTTCTACCGTTCCTAAAGTTAAGGCAAACCCACTTCCTAAACTAGCAAGAATGGATCCTGATTTTGTAATAACTCCTTCTCTTCCATCAAATCCACCTTCGTCAATATGTTCTATTAAAGGATCTGCAGAACCAGAACCACAAAAATAGTATAACGTAGTTGGTACTGCAGAAGTAATAATAATTTCTACCGCATGTTCTGCATTTGGATATTGATATTGGTAATCAATTAAAAGATTGACATCTGGATTTCCATTTAAAGTTTCTCCACCATTAGTATGAAATCCATCTGGGGTTTGTGAAAATCTTAATGGATGTGGTTCGTTGTTTGTTTGAGTTCCTGCCGTAAAGTCATCTAATTGAATGAATACATATCTTTCATTCTCTCTAAATGTAATGTCTGGTAAATGTGTCCATGCTGTATATTCATCTTCTGCGAGAGGTTGCGGATCATCTGAAAAATAGTAATTTAAAGCACTCTGTACAGAATCTATAGTTGCTGTAGAATTACCATCTGTAATTGTAGGAACACCTGGATTGAATGGTACTTCTCCTTGTAGTTCTTGATCTACAACGATAGCTTCAATATTACCACCATTTTCATATTTTCTAGTTACAATAGAATTAAACCCATCATGAGTAACTGTAGAACCTATATTAAATCCAGATGTGGGTAATGTTCCCGTAAATTCTATTAATTGACTTTGTTTTAATTTTAAATATTTTGTAACGGTTGGGTAAAGTTCATATGCTCTTACATTAAGAATTTCTCCAGTTTGATATGCTTTACCACCATTACTAATATCAACATTAGTAACAGATCCAACTATATCTAATGTGTAAAGAAAATTAGAACCGGTTCCACCAAGATCTGCATTATTAACAGTAAATGTTGTTCCTGTTGGCAATGAGGTTGGAGAAATAGATTTTGGTGTTATAGATTCAATACGATTTACTTTATCTAATCTTAGTTGAAATCCAGTTACACCGCCAATGTTTGCCGGGGTTGCTGATAAAACATCATTAACTAAATATAGACCATTGCCTAAATCAACATCCGATACTTGAGAAACAATAATATCGGTATTTCCATCACCATCGGTAGATGAAAGAACTAGTATAGTCGCTGTAGCACCAGAACCTGTTCCACCAGTCAATGAAACGTTTGTATATGTGCCTTCTTGAGTTCCACCAGTACCAATATTTGTAGTAAATACTGCAATTCCTTCAACATCAATATCCACTACAGCAGTTCCTCCCGCCGCTGTTATTGTTACATCGGTGTAATTTCCTTCTACATATCCAGATCCATTGTTAGTTATAGTTCCAGTAAAAGGATTTACAGTTACTGTTCCTCTTAACTCTCTACCAGAACCTCCGGTAAACGGTACATTTGGATATATTCCTCCAGAATATGCACCTCCAGCAGATGAAATAGTTACACCAGCAGTTCCCAATTCAACTGCAGAAGACAGTGTTTTTATTGGCAATAATGAAGTTAAAGACGTGTTGGTAAAACTAGCAACTCCAATTCCATCTGCAGTAATGTTTAAAGATCTTCCTTGTCCTCTGTAAACACCGGTATTAGTAGAATTAGTAAAAAATAGTCCTGGTGATGAAACAGTACCATCATTCAAACTGAATGCTCCGGCACCAGTAGCAGTCGTAAGATCTAATAAATCTTGACCTATCTGATTTATTTTTTGCCTCTGTTTTTCAAAGGTATCAGTTTTAGCTACGTTAATTGCTGGCATTTTTTACAAACTCTTTAAGTAATGCTTTTATTTCAGATATTTCTTCCTTCAAGTTATTTATGTCTTCTAGAGCAGCATTAAGATTTTTCTGCTTGCGTCTAGCTTCAATTGCTGAATGGTCGTTGTTCAAAATAGCACCTGTAGTTTTATCTCGAACAAGACCATCATAACCTTGTACTTTAATGTATGACATTAGAAAGCAGCAACTGCACGAATATCTTGAATTTTGGGAACGTATGCTGGATCAGTACCCTTCATAATAATCTTGACAGCAAACGAAGAAAATTCAGGAAGTTCTGCTACGCTGTAAGTAATGTCTTGATATGATTCTTGCTTTTCGATTACACTCGAAATGCTGTTCTCTGGTGTAGCAATTTCCAAAGAATCTGGTTGCCCTGTGCCATTGAAATATTCCCAATCAATATCTTCAAAATTTTCATTACTAGATGCTTTTTTGAATTTATATAAAACTTCGATATCAGAAAGATCTCTAATATTCAAAGTTAAATGAACATCAATTGCGGTAGCTGGATTTGAAATAGCAACTTCCTTTGTAATATATTTGGCAATAGAAGAACTATTTCTAGAAGTAAGTTCTGAAACGAATTCAGAACCATTGCTATATGTCATAGTGCCAACTTCCAAGAAAAGAACTTCATCAGCAGGTTGATTTGGATATGATACAATATCACCCACACGGAAAATATCAGAAACTTGGTCAACTAATTGTGCTTTTCTAGCATATGCATCATTGTCTTGGATTCTTCCATTAAAATCTCCAGCAATAGGTTGAGTGTCAGTCCTCAATGTCAATTCTTGTGTTCTATCATTCCAAATTACTGCTTTACCAGTAATAATATTGTCATAAGTTTCTACTGGTGTAGCTGGATTTCTTGCTGTAATTGTGGCAGCATCAGGAATTTCCTGGAAATCTTGAATTGGATTGGTATCAACAATTGCTCTTGGAACATCTACACTATTGACAGTTTCAATTAGTGTTGGTTGGTTTCCTAAAGTAACTCTTTCTCCTTTCTGGAAGAACTGTGAAGTTTTTAGTTTTACCCAAATTGTATTTCCACTAACTTTTGCAATCTTACCAACTGCTTTAGAGTTGTATCCTTCAATTGCTTGATCATTTTGGATAGTAACTCCAGTAATGTTAGAAACAGTAAACGAGTAGATTGGATAAAATTCAATAACTTGATCTCTTCTTCCATAACGATCTTCCTGTCCATATGCTTTTTCTATTCTGTTAGTAGATGTCTTCACACTGGAGGTTGAGAGATCCACAACAGGTGAAAGATGTGATACTGTAGAAGATAGTTCTAACTTATATGATAGAGAATTTGTTAAATCATTTAATATTTCATTAATACTCGAAGAAACAAATTTTTGATTGGTAAAGTAATGAGGTTCATTTAAGAAAGTTTTTTCATAATCAGACTGATCATAAGAATCATAATTAATTTTGGAAGCATCTACTGCAATGACATTCGTAGTTTTTACCGTAGATTCTAACTTAGTTCCAGTAAAAGTTAGATATTGCATTTGTGGATATAAAGTTTCGTATTTCCTGTTATAAGAAGCATAAACTTTATCTCCCCCACCTATAATATTTCCAGAAGCAGAAATAGATGATGTGATATCATACGTATCAACTCCACTATTAGAAATCTGGAATAATGTGTTGTTTAAAATATCAGATGTTATACCACCGGTTTCTAGTGCTGTTCTATAGAAAACATAAGAATCTCCAAGAGTTTCAAATCCATGATCTCTGTGATTAACACGTACAATATTGTTATTGTTTCTAAACAATAACGAAGTTGCATTTGTGTTTGCTGTAGCACTGGTTTGGAATGGATTTTTTTCGAGAAGTTCATATCCCAAATCTTCATTCGTCAGAACTAACTCTGCAGTTCTTGTAATATCAAACTCTGCTCTATACATCTTAAATTTGATATCTTCAAAATTATCTTCCGTCCAATTCTCAGTGTTCTGAGATCTGTAAACAGAACCAAGCGAGGGTTGTGTGGTGATAACTGTGCTTGTGGCAATATCTGTTTCGCCAAGTCTTGATACCCATAGTTCATAATCTATCGAATCTGTTTCAACAGCAAGAGCATATTCAGTATCATTTTGTAAATAAACAGGATGATCGAAAGAGAAATGTGTGGGTGTAGTAGAGTTTGTGAGACCCTCGGAATCAATTGCTACGCCCATTCTAACGGCAGGGGTATCAATCTCTATGTCAGTTTCAATAACACATCCTCCAGCGCCATTTCCAACGCCTCTGACGACTACTGATGGTGGTTCTGTGTATCCAAAACCAGTCAATGAAATTTCTGTGTTATAAATTTTACCACCAGAAACTTCTACTCGTGCAGTTGCAACTGATCCTCCTGGAAGTTGTGGACTCTCAATTGAAATGATGGCACTATCATAATTTAATCCAGGGTTTAGAATTTTAACAGCAGAAACTTTTCCACTATCTTTTGCAATAGTCAATACCGAATTTGTTCCTTGGGTATTATTTGATAAGATTACTGATGGTATAATCAAACTTTCATTTTGATTGAAAGAACGACCATTATGGTTATCTAGAACCATGGTGTAAACTTGTTCATTTGTCAGTAGATATCTTCCTGAAGAGGAAGGCACCAGGTCAACGCCATTTTTATCAATAATTTTGGCAAGAGGACCACTTGCAGCAGAGGTAGAACCAGTAATTGATTCTCCCTGAGTCAAGTAAACATTTCCGTTAGTAAAAATTTTAAGGAAAGTAAATGGGGATATAACTTTTTCTGTGCCAGGAATAATATTTTTTCCTGGTTTATCTGAGTCTACATTTGTCAAATATACTTTAACTGGAATTTTATTACTTTTTTTATTAAAGTATAGATCAAGACCAGTTGTAAATATACCTCCCTCATAGTTTTCGACTTTAAATGTCTGAGCAAGTGGATTTGGTCTTACAGGATTATCGGTATTGCTATCTATGAATTGAACACCTTCATTTGCTTTAAAGAAAGATGGTTTCGTTGAAACAATTGTTCCTGGATTTTCTGGCAAAATACCAGTTGCATAATATTTAACTTCTGCATAGGTAGCTACAGTGGACTTCTCTTCATCTGTAGAACTAGAAGTAAATCTAAATGTTTTGATACCTGCTGCAATTTTTACTTCTTCTCCAGAAGAATCATATGATAAGGTATCTACATCTCCAGTCCAAGTTGTATTTTCTTCTGGTGGAAGACCAGCAGGAATAACAATAATACCACTAGCATTTCCATCATCATCTGTAGTTACTGGTCCATTAAAAGCAGATGGAGAATTACCAGCGATCCCAGTAAATCTGAGATCTGGATTTACCCAACGACTAATATTCCTACCTTCCAAAAAGACAGAAATAGTAGTATTTGGTTTCAGTCTTCTAACAACAAACTTAACTGGAATACTTCTAGCAAAGAACTGCAAAGCAGAAGATACAGAATTTCCTCTTATAGTCTTAGTTTGAACTCCTTTCGCAACATCATTATTTTTCGGACTGATGTTTGAAGAACTAGCAGTGGACGCTAGTTTTACTTTTGACTGTGAATCTTGACTGTTAATACTACCAAGAGAATTAATCGAAGAGAAAGATGGTGATGAACCAACCCAGTTAATTACAAAAGAATTATACAAACTAGAAAAACTTTCTTTTACACTTTCTTTAGATAAGAAAATTTTGTATAGATCAGTATTAGTATCGACAACTAGTGGTTCTTCTGTGGTATCATACCATTGATCAATGCTTGGTGATAAAACAGAATCTCCAACATATTGAAGAACAACAAATGGATTTGGATTTAGTGTTTTTGATGCAAAATTATTACCAATAAATTCTAAATTGGAATATGGTAGAGTAACTATATCTCCGGATTTTTTGTATCCAGAAACAACTCTTTGATCTTCTCTAGTATTTACTTCTTTAAGTATAAAAGAATCTTCTTTTGATTGTGGACGTAAGACTGATTGCTGAGAATCAATAGAACACTGGTAATCTAATGAAGTTAGATTTCCTGTTCTGTGGGATTCAAAATTGTCTACCAAGAAACCAGACTTGAATCTATCAAATCCAATCTCATCTTTAACTTGCATATTCAATGCCTGTTGTTCTAGAACACTAAGCGTGGTATAGTATTCAAGTCTCTCAATACGTTTTTCTAGTTTGCCGATATCACGCATTGTATAACGACGATTATCAACAGGAGTAATTCTTACATCTTTACTATTTTGTGTGAATGCAGGAATATATGCATAGAATAAAGGAATCGCATCATCAACAGGATCTGGTTTTGATGGATTGAGTGAGGAATTGCCTTCTTTAATAATAAATTTACCATTCTTGTTAAGAAATACACCGTCGATTCTGTCTAGGTATTGAATTTGACTGAACGATAATGTATACTCTAAATTCGTATCTGATGCAGGACTAGAAGAAATAATGGCACCAGCACCAGCAAATGGACCAATTGATGATGCTAAAGATGCAGTATCTTGGAAACCAGCAATAGATGCGGTAGTATCTACTTTAGGTCTAAAATCTAGAATATTTTTAAGATTAATAATACCATAAACAGATGAATTAAACGATGGGATTTCATCTTCAGTTACTCCCGCTTCGTGAATATAACTATCGACGGTACAAAAATCTCCAGCAGAATGCTCAAAGTAATCGAAAGCAATTAGAAGTTGTCCAGTAGTCTGTTCATATCCTGGTTTTAAAACTAATCTAGAAACATCATAAACAGTGTCTCTTTGACCATTATCGAATGTGAATCTATCTGTAACATCAGAACCAGAAATTAAACTTCCTGCAGAATCTGCTTGAGGTGGTTGAGTAGCACTACCTTCATAAACATATCTAAGTTTATAAGCATCAGAATATGAAAGTGTTTCAACAACTTCAGTGTCGTAATTAATACCTCTAAATGGAATTACTCTATCACCACTGGAAGTAATTACAATTCTTCTATTTTCTACAGAAGTTTTTAATCTTGGTTTTGCATTCTCTACTTCTAATGTGGCAGTCAGTTTTAACTTTGGATAAGTTCCATTTGATGGAATTGTTCCAAAATATGTTGTTGGCAATTGCAGACTAATGCTTCCGGCAATAAGTCCACTACTGGTATCAGTAGATGAACTAATTTCTACTGCATCTTTATCGATATAAACAATATCTCCTGTATGTACATTAGGAGAATCACCTGGATCTAGAACAGTAATGATGTAATTTTCTTCTGTAAAAGCAGCGAATCTTTGTGTTCCAAATGGCAATTGTGCAGCAAATGTAATTACACCACCGGAAGTAGCCGCAGTAGTTACAAAATCTCTACGGAAAAAATATTTAATTTTAGTTTCTTCTGGTGTTGAAGAAATCTGTTTAATTTGATTACTTCCGGTTGGATAAATGAGAGTTCCTTGATTTGCATTTCTAACTCTAGGACGCAAACGTACAATGCTAGTATTAACAACATCACCAGGAAGCATTGTATCTAGATAGATTCTGGTCTTGAATGCTCCTTGTTTTATCGTTGCATACTGTACAGTAGAACGTACTAAATTATTATCCGTATCAGAGAATTGAATGATGTCGCCCTGTTGAAGCACATTACTAGCATCTGCATTAAAACTAGTAGATTCAATAAAGTTATATCCTTTATCTCCAAAGAAAGTAAAATCGGTAATAGATTTAATTTCTGCAAATTCTGCATCATCAACTACAACATCTGCAGTGAATACATTTTCTCCAGCAGATCCATACTTGGCAGAAACTGATTTTATATTTTGCGGAGTATATGTTGTTATTGCATTTCTAGTTAGAACTGCTAAAATAACTGCACCTTGAGCTGGTGTCGCAGAACCATCAGGTTGCTTTACAGTTACTGCTGGTGGTTGTGCATATTCTGTAGATAAAGCAGACTTATTTTTAATCTCTGCTCTATAAAAAGCACCGCTGTTCAATCTTGCCAGATCAACAACAGAATTGTCATATTCAACACCATTGATTACAATGTTTGAATTTTCTGCATATCCAAGACCAGGATTAGTTACAATAAAATGAGATACTGTATTATCCTTTGCAATTTTAACTACATTTCCACCTTCATCCTTGATGGATTCTCCGGATTGAAATCTACCAGATAGAGTTTTTATGAACAACAGTTTTCCTACGGAATATACTCCGGAAGGACTACCTTCAACAACTCCATATGCTCCAGATTTTAAACCAAATATGTATTTGCCAATTCCAAATGCTCCTTGTGTAGGGACAGTATCTAATAAAATTTTAGTAAAGAATTCTGGATCAAAATAAGACAATCCAAAAGTAGCATTGTAAGTTGCAGATCCATCAGCTTGACGACCTTGCGATAAAATAATGTCAGAGTCGCTATTAAATCCAGATCCTTTTTTCTTGAGAGCGAAATTATTTGGTTTTGCTCTACCAATAACAGGTGTAATTGTTTCACTGTAATCTACAATGAAACCTATTTCGTTAGCATCTGTAGATGCATCTGCACTAGTAAGGAAAATTTTTCTTTGATAATTTGAATCTCCTAAATCAAACTCTACAAACAATAAATCTAAATCATCTTTCTTGCCAAGAATTGTCAATTCCAAAAATTTAACAGAATCATTTGCATTGATTAATGGTTTGTTGACTTTTGCAAAAGCGATTCCTTTTACTGTTGAAGTGGAGGTTGCAGTACCTGCATCATTTCTGGTTTTAATGAAATGAATTTCTCCAAATAAAGTATCAAAGTTTGCATCTGTGATACTTGAGAGAGGTTGTGTTGTGTTAGTTACTTCAACAACAATAGTCTTTGTGGCATCATCTGAACCAAAAACTTGTCCTCTTCTATCTGTTGTTTGTCTGTGATCAGTAGGAAGTTCAGAATTTCCTAATCCTACAGATCCATCATTGAATGTAGAATATAAGTTAATGTATGGATACGCAGTAAGATCTGCTCCTTCTTTGTTAAGAGGAACACTACCATATACGTTAGTGATATTTAAAGTTGGGAGGGATTTAGTTTTTAATCTAATATTATCACTAGTAAGACTTGCTCTCGCCTTATTAATTTCTAGATACTTAGTCTCTTTATTGACAATTTCATATCCTTTGATGTATGCTTTGCCTGTGCTGACACTAGCTAACATCTTTCTTGATGCTTCTCCTTCAGTTAGACCATTGTAAAGTCCAAACGCATCTGCTTTATACAGTCCACCATTTTTATTTTTTTGTGCATACTCTCTGACATCAATATCAAAGTTGCCAACAACATAGTCTCCACTTTCGTCAAACGTTCTACGTGCAAGAGTTTGCTCAATCAAACTATAATTAGTTGGTGATACCTTTCTTTGTACTGCACCTCTTAGTGTGGTAAGCAACTGAATGAAATTTTTATCTGTAGTTTGATTGAATTCAAACTTAACTAATTTCAATGAAATTTTTAATCTATGTGCTCCTGGAGCAGTGTAATTGGAAGATCCAATAGAATTGTCATAAAGACTGGCATCTTCTTCTGGAGTGATAATTTCTTCTTGGATTCTAAATCCTACTTTTGAAGAAGGACTATCATAGTAATCATCAATTACTAGAATTTCTTTGTTGCATCTTACAAAATATCCATTTACAAAATAGATACCTTCTTCTACTTCTACAGCAGAAGCAAATCCCATTGCTGGACTTTCAATCGAAGTTACGTCTCCAGTATCTGGATTTGTAAGTTGAATACTAGTAGGAAGTACACTACCGTCAGTTCCAACAACTAATAATGGAGTATTGATACCATCAACAACTTCTAAAGTTTCTCCTTGACGAAACTTTGATTCGTTGTTAGAATTACCACTATTCAAATAATTTACATAAACAGTGTCAGCAGTAGTTTCTGTTGCTAACTTTGTTTCTAAAACAGTAGAAATCACTCCAGAATTTAATCCTCGCAATTGTCTGCCAATTAGTTGACTGATATCATATTTTTTGTATACGATATTGCCATCTTCTTCAACAGCAACTTCTGATACAGAAGACAACTTCACATAATCTAGTTTGGTGTTAAGTCCAACTTCCCCAGGGACAACTAGGTCTCCTTGTTTGAAAGCATACTTACCAAAACTTTCAACCTGATTCTGTAGAATAGATTGTATTTGTGTTAATTCTCTAGTCTGGATAGAATACCCAGGACGGAAAAGAATCTTATAGAAATTCTTGCTCGCGTCGAAGTCCTCGTAATAAGGATTTACATTAAGGTTTGTCTTCTGTGGCATCGTTTTCCGCCAAATACTAGCATTCTTTGTCCTTAGTATTTATAGAGATAAAAAAAATCCCCTGAGATATCTCAGAGGATTTGAAGTTATTTATTTGTGATCAGAATTCGATAACCAACTTGATATCTTCAATCTGGTCAGGAGCACGGGTGATCAAACGACGGTTTTCTTGATAGATAACATCACCTGAGTTATTCTTAATTTCTGCACCTGCTAAACCAGCAGTAAATGCTACACCTAGAAGTGTGTTGGCATATGTTGTATCAACATTACCTGCAGCAGCGGAAAGAACACCAGAGATAGCATTAGAACCATTACTTTCAAATGCTTGAACTACACCTTGATCAACGTGTGCATCAACGGTTTGGATATACTTAAGAACACCTGCAGTAGTAGAACCACTGTCTAGAACCCAAGAAACAACAGTTCCTTTTGCAGTACCACCAGTTACAGTTTGAGAAATTTCTTCGTCAGGAATAAAATCTGCAGTTGCTCCGGTAATCTTAACTGCTTTTAATCCAGATAGTGTATCTTGAGTAGCAAATGTTGAAGTGCCAGCAAGAACGGGATCTTTGAGGATGCCAATACGACGGAAATCGTTATCAACAGGGAAGTCTCCAGAACCTTCGGAATATGTTAGGCGGATGTTTGTCATCACGCGCTTACCATTGAGTTCTAGCTCGTGGTCAAAACCATGACCACCTTCGGGGGGCATCACAACTTCAAGAGCACCAACAGCAGTAGCACCTGTGCCAACAGCAGTAGTTAAACCAGCGTCAGAGAATAGGTTGCCATTTCCTAGAAGGACATTAGCATAGGTGTAATCTTGACCTCTTGCTTGGATACTAGCAGAAGTAATAGTGCCAGAACCATCTGTAGCAAACTCAATTACTCCACCAGTACCATCACCCTTGATGCTAGTAAATAGTGTTTGTGAAGCAGGTAGGTTAGCACCACCATCTTCAATAAGAACAACATCAATTGCTCCGGCAACAGCGGCACCAGTAACAGCAGTACGGGTATTGTTGGCAGGAAGAACGATTGGCATGAAGTCCGAAGAAAGGAATCTTAGAACATCATCGGTTGGCATGGTATACATGTACTTCCAGATATATCCAGCACCAGATGTCTCAGTATAAAGACCAGTTCCAGAAGCATAGTTGCCACCAGTGGTTTTTGGTTCTTCGGTAGCATTTTGACCAGTTGCGTTAGCAACATTCTCGCCATTATAAAGGCACTTAAAGACTTCGTAATCAGAATTCATTACGTAGAACTTAGCATCAGAAATGCTTGTTTGGTTTGTTGCAGTTTGCTTGCCAACTTGACCACCACCACCAGGAGTAGCAGAATAGTCAGGTTTCCACATATCAAACTTAGGGTTTGCAACTAAATCCCAGTTATAACGACGGACAACTGTTCTCGCGAATGCATCAGTAATACGCTTGGCAGCAATGATCTCGTCATATACGTTGAGTTTTTCTCTCTGGTTGTCTAAAGGAAGAGGGGGAATGTCTTCTGTCGAGTAGCGATAAACGCCGGATTTTGCTACAGCAGATGTGTCGGTAGAACCACCATCAGCAGTTTCTTTTAGACTTGAACCAATGGGGGGAACGGAATTTGTGCCGTTGCTGCCAAAAACGTCGGTAAGAAGGAGGGCACTATCATAAACTGCAGCAACGGTGGCACGGAAAGCAGTTGAACCATATGTTCCAACATATACTTCATTTCCGACAGTGAAGTTAGTACTTCCTTTGGAATATACTTCTAGATATGCTTTCCATGCTTGAGGACGCCCAACAAAGAAATACATTCTTGTGCGCTCGGCACTTGTTTCACTGGGTCCTTCTGTCAAGGATTCCAGGAATTGCTTCGCGTTAAAAATACGAAACTTATCAGAGATAATAGCAGCCATTGGTTTTCTGTTCCGACGTAGGGTTTGTGCCTGAGTTATTTATATTTATACCGTTATTTATGAAATTGTAAACGGAATCAATTCTTCTGTAGCGTTAATGGAATTTGGTCCACTATAGAGAGTACAACCAGTAAATTCGATTGATGACTTTCCAGTGTATTGAATTACAGTTCCACCACTAGTAAATAAGTATCCTTCACTTGGGAAGTATGTAGTATCTTGTACAACAATACTTCCACCAATAGTTCCTGAAGAAGAACTGATAGCAACTGGGTTTTGAATTGATGGCGGCATCAAATTGAATTTATCTCCCACTAAAGTATAACTAGATTTGTTTCTCTTTTCAAAGTCTTCCAATGATAATGCGGGGAAATATGTTGATATTTCATGAAGGGAAATACCAGAAACATTTGCAGCACCATCATCAAATATACCGTTAAAATGTCCGATTACATGACCGACATTTGTTTTTTCGTAATTTCCAATGTAATCTGCGGTGATATTAAAGACAGAGTTTCTAACAAAAATTATAGTGCCATTTCTCTTGACGACTCCGTAGTCATCAAGCAAATCTATAAATCCATTCAATCTAGTTTCAACAGGGTCATTAATAAAAACACTCTCTTGATATCCGTCAACTACACCACTAGGAGGTGGGGTTAGAAGTATCTCAGTTGCTGCTTTTTGAATATCAAGTTGAGTTTGAACCGATTGTAATGTGTTAACAACCTCTACATCTGAAGTAGTTGTAAAAGAAGATACAATATTAAACGTTGGTTCTAATCTATAAACTACAAAAGTATTAACACTAGAAACAGATTCAACATTAAGTTGTGGTTGGATTTCCGCAATAATTTGCTTCGTGGTGGTCTTAACATCAGCAAGTGGTGTGATTATCTGTCTCTGTGATTGTCCGGCACTAGTAATTCCAGAAGCGGCATTAATTGTAATAAGTTGAGACTGAGATTCGACAATAGCAACAGCAGCAGAAGCGACAGATACTGGATCAGGAACTTGTCTGATAAATGTGCCAGGACTCCAAGACTGTGCATTTGTATTGTCAACACCACGTTCGACCATTAAGAAACGATCATTTAACTTGCGTAGATAACGAACAATTTCTCCTCCAATTAGCAAGTATCCATTGGAATCAAACTTGCTTGTATCAGCAACGTAGATAATAGTATCTGTTGGAGATAGAGGTGCTTGTAGGAAAGATCCTGTAGCAAAGTAGTTAACATTAGAGAGATAATTATTCTCAACAACAGTTGTAAACTTACTTGTAATCTCCCTAGTTGCAGATGTGGTGAATGTAGAAGAAGATTCAATATCAACAATTTTGTTGTTAATTCTAATATTAATTTGTGTTCCACCATAGAACGTATCAATAGGTGCTACTTGCTCTTCTCTGTGTTGCTGAGTTAAAATCTCATCCAATCCTCCACTCAATTCTGTACTAACTTCTAGTGCAGCAGGATATATTTCAGCAGTAATAACTCTGTCAATATTAATAGGACTATCAATTAATGTTGACGTAATAGATGTTACATCAATTGCTTGATTACCAACAACAGATACAGTAGAAATTACATTTAATCCTAAAGACTGCTTTAAGTTTAATTTGACATCAATTAAAGAGACACCAATATCACTATCTTCTATTACATCATATCTTCTAGCGACAATAACTTTTGGTGTCTTAGTATATCCAGATCCGCCTGCGATTAGTTCTACACTAATAACCTGACCTTTACTGACAATTACTTGTGCTCTTGCACCACCACCATTGCCATCTTCTGATAAGAAGTTAATTACAGGTGGTGTATAGTATTGATATGCGGTCGGTTGTGTAATGGGAGCATAACTACGTTGATTCCAATCCAAATCTACAACAATACCATTTTCAATTTTAGCAACAATACTAAGACCTTCGCCTCTAGTGATACCACTATATGGTCCGATATTAACTTGACCATAGAAAGAATCTGAAACTTGTTCTTGTGGTCTTTGCTCCTTACTTGTTAGAACAGATGGAAGTTCCTTAATCTTTCTAAAATTTGATTCTCCTTCTACTCGAATTGAAGATCCGTTAGAAAGACTAACAAATGGATTTTTGAAAGTTTTTCTCCAATAAGTTCCACGCCAGTTCTGATCAACACCCCTTAGTAAAAGATTGTTATCTTCATTTTTTTCATACGTTATGCTACTTCCAGCAATTGTAAATGAAACATCAGTGTTTAACGTATATCTTCCCTTAACAGCAAATGTCATTGGAATATTTTCAATCAATTCTGCTTTGTATCCAAAACATTCAAATGTTAGTGTAGATCCATTACTACGTGGAGAAACAATCTGACCAATAATATTATAAGTACCGTCTGGTTTAATTTGGAACGCTTGAATAGGAGATCCGCCTTGATTGCCCATCCATGCTCTTAATTCAAAAGCAGGAAGACCACTTGTAGTTTCTAATACTACTACAGAGTTTGCATAATATTGATCTACATTGTAATCATATAGATTTAGAATTTGACCGACATCTCTACCATAAAGATATCGCATGTCAACTTTCATTTGTTCTGTAACAGAAAATTCAAAGAAAATATTTGGTCCAGATACAGTATAAGAAATACCTTCTTTCTGTAATACTCCATCGACAAATACTAGAAGATAATCAGGTTCTTCGATATTTAAAACCGTAAGATCTTCCAAATCTAAAATTAAGAAAGGACCACTCCTTATATTATCAATTAAATTGGAATCAATAGTGAGTCTTTTATAATTACCAATACCAATACCGATAATTTTTTCTACTGCTGTAGGTTCTCCAAGGGTTTTAGCACCTTCATATTGATCCCAAATTGGTGCTACATCAAATACTAACTTATTTGGAACAACAGTTTTATCAATGTAATAAGAGTCATCGCCAGGATAATTTGCATTATACTTGGTTTCTTGTAAAACAGCATTAATTGTAATTAAAAGATTTTCATCTTTTTCTGTGGATACTGCGGACCCATCGTCCCAGTACATTTCAAATTCTTTTGTTTCACCATCAACATAATCAGGAAGTGTTTTATCTACAAGAGTAGAATTTAATACATCATCTAAATTTCCATATAAAGAATTTACAGACGATATAACATCATTGCATTCTTTGGCAGTTAACAGTGGGTCTCCAATAATATTGTAATTTGAATATGTTGGAGTCACGGACCAATATCCAGATTTATTTTCATTCTGCTTGATAGACTCTACAACACCAGATCCATTAGCAATAATATCTTTTACGATACTAACGAATGTATTGATCGATGATTCAACTTCTTGGCAATACGGGAACTGAGTATCTGCAGCAACAGTTGCATCTACAAAAGGTGTAATACTAGTATATGTTCCAGCACCAAGAGTATTTCTCATTGCAGAATTCATCAGAATCGCCAATTGATCCCATGCAGCAATAGCAGCTGCGGTTTCTGTGGAAGATCTGTTGATATATGTTAACTCTTCACCATAAGGATATCCTCTATTAGTATAATAAAGTTGAGCAAAATTAACCACCCTTTCATTACCACCAAATTTTAAGTGATATACAATATTATCAATTAAAAATCCAAGATCACGATAGCATTTTGCTTTATCGCTAGATTGAAGAGCATAATTTGCATAAACGTATTCACTAACTTCTTCCTGAAGATATAATTTATTGCCAGCAATTAAATTTGCTGCGTCATAAAAAGTTCCATTATTGATACCACTTAGATAGAAAGTTGCGCTATCTACACCAGAGAATGATAAAGGAACACTTAAAGTGTCTCCAGGATTTACAGCAAACTGATCTCCTGGTTCTACAGCACCTATACTTGTGGTTAATCCAAGATCATTGCCACCTGTAGACCCATCTAAAGGTGTGGTTCCTGCAGATGCTCCACCAGCACCAACACCAGAGTTAACTAATGCTGCTTTTGATAATGTAATCTGTGATTGACTATCAATAGATACAACTCTAGTATCAGAATCAAATGCTCTTCCGGAACTAATATGCATTCCAATTGCGAGATTGTCTGTATTTGCAACTGAGACAACTTTAGACCCTTGAATGTACTGAACATTTTCTTCAACAAAATCCCAATTTCTAATAGCAAGTTTTGCTAAGTTAGTTGCATATTTAAAAATATTAAGAGATTCTGTTTTATTATCAGTAATATATGCAGATCCAGAAGCAAAAATATTAGCATAATCAACAACTTTAGTATTACCACCAAATCTTAAATCATGACTATAAGAGTCTAGGATATATCCAATATCAGTTTGGTAGTCATCTAATTTTGTACTCCAATCTAGAGATACATAATACTCTTTACCATATCCAACAGATTCTTCTATGATAAACTGTTTATTTCTCTCAATTTGATTTGCTGCATCAATCCATCTACCATTTCTTTGATAAACATTTCTGAGTTTCCTCAGATGTTTTGTATTATACTGACTGTCCTTAAAGTAAAAACTTCTACCAACAAACTTCATACCACTGTAAGGCGTGGTATTTGAAGAATTGTTTCCGGTTAGTTTTGCACCATCACCAAGTGGAGGAGCAGAGAATATAATTGTATCACCAGATACTGTATATGCTACTCCTGGTTCTTGGATAATACCGTCTAAAGTAACAACAATACTTTCTTCGTTAATTGGACTGAATGCGACTCCAAAGTTATCTAAGACTTGGAAGACTGTAGATCCCTGCAATCTTCCATCTGTATCAAAATATCCATCAAATGGCGAAGCAAGAGTAAATTCAAATGCACGAGTTTCATTAAAGTTAAACTCTGACGTAGCAGCAGAACCTTGTCCTTTACGGATTCTAGTATTCTCAACTTTCTGAATTGTTTGTGTAGTTACTTGCTTGGTGCTTTGTACTGTAATTTGATTCTTTTCGGGATCCCATAATTGAATAATACTAAAACTATCTGCTTTATCCGTAGCAATAGGCATTACAGTATTAGCAGTTGATTCTATATCAACTTGACCAAATAACTTGAATCCTGCTGGGTGTGTAGTAGATTTGATTAAATCTCTCCACTGTTCTATAGGTGTTTTTGATTTAACAACATAAGAATAGTCCTGATAGAAGAAACTATCAGTTAATTTTTGGTTTGCTACTCCAAGTTTTCCTTTATCTGAAGTGTAGTATCCAAGGTTATCAAAGAAACTTGAGATGTTAGTTTTGAATGACGATACAAAAATACCTTTGACAGTTCCAGATGAATTTGAAACAACTCCAACTAAAGAAATATTTTCTCGTATAATTCCTCTAATTTCCGACAATTTAATTAAATTAGATCCACTTCTATATTCGGAAATTTTTGCACGAAGTACTTCAACACCATTTATTGTCTGAGTAACATATTCACCATTCTTAAATTCCCCACTAAAATTAATTAAAGATACTGTATACTGGGAAGTTACATTAGATGAAACTGTTTTATCTAAATGATATGCTCCTCCGTTATCAATAATTCTCACACTCTGTGGAGTGCCAATACTATTACTTTCGCCATATAATTCAACATCACTTTCAATAATTTGAATTACTGGAGGATAGGTATAACCTTTTCCAGGGTTCGCAACCGTAATAGAAAACAGTCTTCCACTTTGTTGTACAACATCAAAAATAGCGCCAGAACCATCTGCATCTAAAACAATGACTTTTGGATTTACATAATTTGAACCAACATTATCAATTCTCACCGATTGAATTGTTTTGGTTGCATCATCAAATAATACCGTAGCAGAACCTCGGTAATTTAAAGTTGGTTCTACACCAACAACTAATGGAATTTTTTTATAATTTTCTCCTAGATTGATAATTTTAACATCATCAATTTCTCCAATAGCAAACTGACCAGATGTTGTATAATTGATAGTTCCAGATCCATCCCACAATGGCACAGAAGGAACATCATAAACAAATCTATTTGGTGTTACATAATTCAGTGTTTTTGATCCCTGAAGTGGGTCATTAACAATTTTTAAAAATGCTTCATCAGAATTAACAATTTCGTTTTTATCAAAGTAGTAAAAATTAAGGAATCTAGTTCCTTTTTTGATAGTGTAATTATTCTGTGCTAATCTAGAACCAAATCCAAATTTAACTTCTGTATATGATCCAGTATTTCCTGGCAAAATAACAGAGGTAGTTTTTTCTTGTGTAATTAAATTGAAACTCTTACTTGGACTTAGGTCAAAATATGTTCCTGTCAATGAAGAATGTGAAGTATCGAATACGTACTTGTAAAACTCTTGTATGTTAATATTTGGATTTGGTGTAAACGATACATTATCTTCAGAAAATTCAAACTTATACTCTACATCACTAACAGAACTAATTGTAACTAGTCTCTCTGGGGAACTTGCATCAAAGAATGTTGTACTAATTGTTAACTCTTGCGCTACTCTTTTTTCAATCGAGTATCCAAATACAATTATTGCTTCTTGTGTTGAAGCATCATATGATTTGACATATCCAGTACCAATACCACTATTAATTTGATAATCTGCCGTAAAGTTGTAATTTGCTTTATATAAAGATACTTCTGCATTATCGTAATGGTCTACAGCAGTTGTATTGTCTTGTGCTCTAGAAACGGAAAGGATATTTCCATTAATTGCTACAATTTGTACAACTTCAGAACCAACCGATAAGTAATCACCAACTGCAAATCCATTTGCAGTTTTTAATGGAATACTACTAGAAGATAATGAGACACCTGCATGATCAACATATACAGCGAGTCTAGAAGAACTTAGAGATCCTCCAGATCTTGCAAGTTGATCATCATCAACTCCCAAATAATCGCCTCTTTTGTATCCAGTGCCACCGGTTTCAATTTGAATACTACTAACAGCACCTGCACTAGAAACAGTAATTGATGCTGTAGCACCAGTTCCAGAACCTCCAGTAAGAGGAATTCCTGTATATGAATCTTCCGTATAATCAGCACCACCATTTAATATAGTGAATCTGCCAACGCCATCATAATCTATATTTGATTTATTTTCTGGTGCATTTAAAATAATTTTTTGATATAGTCTTTTTCTCAAAAAGTAATTTTTTGTCTTGGTTGCGTCATCAGGAAAAATACTAATATTGACTTGATCGCCAATTGCTAAACCGTGATTCTCACTTGTCTCAATTAAACCAACACTTTGATTAACTTCAAATGGTTCTAAGTTATCACTGAGAGATACTAAAGTTACAATCTTAGATCCAGAGGTATTAAATAAATTGCTAGACTGCAGAAAATAATCTTCATCAACTATCCAAGTGCCAGTTAATACTTTAATTTTTATAGTATTTTGTCTACTTGTTCCTTCTAAAATTTCTGCTGTCGCAATAGGGGGATTAACACCATCAGTTAAACTTAATGTGGCACCTTTTGTGTAATTGCTATCTTGATCAATAGTAAGAATAAAAGTTTTAATATCTGCAGAGAAAGTTCCTGTGTTGTTGAATGTTCCAATAACATTTTTAAGAACAATAATATTATCGTCTGTTACTGTTCCTACAATAGAACCAGACGCTCCACTTGCTGGTTGTCTTAATACATCATCAACAAACAAATATGCATTTTGAATAGTAGTTAATTTTACTACCTTATCTTCTTTGGATTGTAAATAACTTACATTTTCTCCTTTTACAGAAGAAACTAATGCCTCGATATCTTTCCCTTCAGTACCAAAATTGTTAAAGAATAATTTTGAGTTTATTGAAAAATTACTAGATGATCTATCAATTGCAATTTTATCAACGGTGCCTGAAGTAATTGCATCAATCTGTGCGATTAAACCTTCTCCATTACCCTGCATACCAGGACGATAAAATCTTTTAGAATTCTTGGGGACATCATTTTGATTGATATTTGAATTATAATTACTACTCACTGGCAGTGAATAATATTTGTCTCCTAAAACATATGGAAATTGTGGTACTTGATTAGTATCGATAGTCAAAAAGTAAGCATAAGTTCCTTCTGGAAAATCTGGAGTAATACAGAATCGTCCGTTATTTTCATCTAAAGAACCGCTCTTATGATTATATTTGTAGTCATCAACAAAAGATCCTAATGCATAATCTCTTAAAGCAGGTCCATTTTGACGATCTAATCTGATAGAATAACTAGAAGTCATTCTGGCAATAGATGATTGTGAATCTAAAGGATCCGAGTGTCCAAATGGTCCATAAATTGGATTGCCATCATAAGCAAAACCTATGATAGGAGAATGGGTCTTGGTTGCAGGTTCTGTATCTGCATTGTTTAAGTTGTCGCTAAGTGCAATTCTTAATGATTTGGGATTTGCAATCTGACCATACCCATATTCTAAAACATTATTGTAGTTTGCAAAAGAATATCCAAATTGTGTATCCAGTTCATTTTTTATCTTCTCAAATCTATTCTTGATCCATTCTCTCAATAATGGTGTTGCAGTTGCGTCTTCACCAACTGCAACAATTTCAACTTCAATATTTTCTTGTGTGTAGAGAGTTCCACCAAAAATTTTATTTAATTCGGTAATTTTTCCATCTGTATCAACAATAGAAGTGTACTCAGCAAATCTACCTCTACCAACTTTATCTCTTATCACTATGTTTGGGGGAGAAGAATAGTATTTCCCAGGATTATCAATTACAATGCTGGTTACTTCGCCTCCTGTTACAACTGCAGTTGCTTTAGCATCTCTACCTGAAGTAATTTCAATAGTTGGTGTGTTTAGAAAAGTGTCTGTAGTATCAACTACAATACTATCAACAACATTGCCAGTTAAAAATGCTCTCGCCTTATTTGGAAGACCATCAACCAACACAAAAGGTGGATTGATGTAATTGCGCCCTCTTGTGTTAATACGAATTTGCTCTAATTTACCAAAACGAACACTCTCGTCATCTTTATAACCATAGACAGGAACACCATTGAGGAGAATACCAACATCTCTTCTTGGAGTTTTGTAGATTTCGGTTGATGTTGTTGGAACTTTTCTTATAATTCTAAGAAGTTTCTGATCTAACATAGTTTCAGAAACTGTGCTACCATCAAAAATATTATATGATGGATAACTAGAACTTGTAATATAATAATATTGATCGTCTGCAAAAATGGCAGAGACATCTGTAGACACACCCTCTAATGCATTTTGTGTGGGTGTGTTAGTCGATGCACTAACAGATGCACCAGTTCCAAGAATCCATCTTGGTTGATTAGTTCCAGTTTGTACTATTCTGGGATCAGATGTTTCAAATCCAGGATTTGAAATCTGTAATTTGTCTCCAGTAAATGAGTATGGTTGTTTATCTGATGGTATTGCATTATAAACAACACCAAGTGTCAACAATTTTACATTAGACCCTTCGATAGTAACTGGTCTGTATACCGGAGTTCCTTGTGTATGATTTACTGGGGTGTCCCCTCTTTTCTTGATAATAAATTGAGTGACATTCTTATCATCAAACTCAATTACTTCTTGATCTATTAAAATACTACCAGTAGATTCCCATCCAAGAGTGGAGAATACGTCGATTCTTTCACCAACACCAATAGAATCTAGAAATGTTTTCTCTAGTCTAGTTTTTGTTGATACATTAAAAGTTCCATTTACAGTCTCTGGTGCTAATACAATATTCCAAATAACTTCGTTATCTTTCGTTCCATCTGGATATACGTTATCTACAGTGGCATCAGCATAAGGATACTCATTTGTTAGTGCTTGAGTAATCTTCTTGCCAATTAAATCTTTTGGGTTGCCTGATACAACTTTAACTTTTAGAGCATATACACTAATCCAATCAGACTCAGAAGATTTATACGTAAAATCTTTTGGGTTATATACTTCTGGTTTGTTCTCAACCTCTTTTGCAATAATGGTGTTGAAAACAAACTTAATGGAACTAGTAGTTCCTTTTGATTTGTAAAACTTTTTAATATTTTTGATAAGAGTTCTCTTATCAATATCACCTTTCAGATATTTTTCTGGGAAAGAACCTAGGTACTGACTCTCAAAGTTCTTAACTAATGCATATAAGAATAAATTACTGACATTATAAACAGTTGTACCAGATTGGTGTGCAGATGCATCAGTACTGACAAAATCAGAGGAATCATATAGATCACCTAAAGTGGTATTGCCACTTACACCTCTAGAACAATTCTGTAGTTGTGTATCTGTGCGAGTCTCATAAAAAATAATCTCATCGTTTATCCTTACATACCCGTTCTTTGCTGGGAATGATTGGGCATCACTGAGAGTGATAGTATTATCTGTGCTAGAAATAGAACTAGCAAGAGTATTATTTTGCGTTAAAAGATTTTTTTCGTAATAATCAATATCTGCATATTTTTGGATATTGTTGATAATATCCAAAGTGCCACCTTGCACTTCCTGCTGTTCATAATACTTCCGAACGAACTTACTAAAAAGTTCATATTCAGTAGTAATAAACTCAGGAAGCTGGGACTCAATCAGAGTAGAAATTCTTTTGGTCTTAACAGCAGCCATTTACTTTACTCTTTGTATGCAGTGAACGAGGAATTAGCAACGTCAACGTCAAGATAGACCTCACGGAGTGCCTTGACATCATTAGAAAGTGGTTTTACTCTTAATGAAATGCGATTATCAAAATAAGTGCCCTTGATGATAGTTAGAGCATACATTTTAAGTTCACCGTTTACATAATCAATATCGCCAATATCACTGTCTAGAACAACTTTCTCACCAGTTACAGTATCTAGTCTATATAGGACAATTTTACCAGACCTATCTTCAACATAGACATCAAAATTAGGGTATTCAGTCACCCTAAAACCAGTGGATGACAGAACAGGATCATCACAATCTGTATCAAACTCATTTTGGAAACACACCTCATAATAAAAGGTAGAATTTAGAGTAGGATAAAAATCTTTTCTCATCATGACAGATGTCAAATTGGAATTGATCGAACGTTCTGTATCATCAATTACACCAACAATTTTACTATATCTAAACTTACCATTAAATTTTTCTGTATCAGATGTATCAAGATAAGACTGAACAGAACCAATTACTTTATCTCTAACCTGTGCAGGTGTTTCGTCTGTAATTAAACTGTTATAGAAAATCTTACTTGTTAATTCAATATAAAGAACTGATGGATCTACAATAACTGGTTGCACAGAAGCAACCATATATTTCTTTAACTTATCTGTAATATCTTTTTTTGTTAGTGAAGTTAAGAACGCAGCATCATTGGGTTTCAATACAATGAATACCTTTCCATATTCTGGGGGAACCTGATCTTCTCCACCAAAAATAATGATATCGCTAGTTGATGGATAAATGTTGCGAACAATAGCACCATAATCTTGTGCTGTTACTGCACGATCTTGTGCTCCATAAGATTTTGGTGCATTGAATTTAATCTTTGCAGTTGTCTCAATCTCTTCACCACCACTAGAAGGAACTACATTTGTGATAGATGTTGAGATACTTTGTGGCGATGCTCCGTTTACATTTTCTAATACACCAGAAAAGATAAACGTTCTAACTCCATTGGATTCTGAACCATTTGTTTTGATATAAGAAACTTCAACCCTAGCACCGTTTTCTAGTTTCTTACCTAAGACGCCATCACCCAAAACAAGTTGATATCTCTCGTCTTCAACTTCGTCTAGAAAGACAACCTTAGAGTTACCATCAACATCTAGGATATTATTTGTAATTTGATATAACTCATTTAAACCACTGCCGGTTGGAAATACCTTAACTTCAATAGTGTTTGTATCTATCTTGTCGTTATCAAGAATGAATTTTTGATTTTTTAATGATGTGTTAATTGTAAATGTATTAACGACTTGTGTTCCTTCATAAACAGGAACATTAGTGAATGTCGCGACATCATTTGATACTTGTGCTTTTGCATCGTTCAGTACAACATACTGATATAATGTGTTGTCGTAATTTGCAACAAATCCAGTTCCCTTCTTTAATATGAGTTCTGTATCGCTCGTGGAATTTGAATATGATGCAGTAAAAGAAATATAAGCGACTGGGGCAGTAGCACTCTTCGGTGTGTATCCTAACTGCTTCGCTAGAGATACTACGTTGTCCCTCAACGTCGCTGAATCAATGAATAGTTCATTGACTACCATGTTGGTATTAAACGCCGTATAATACGTATTATAGGCAAGTGTGTCTAAGAGAGCTGACAGTGCAGATCCCTCAAAATCATAATCAGTAAAATCTGATGTCGCTCTAAGATAATCTTTTAGAGCAGATTTGATATCTTCAAAATCTAGATTAGCAACCTGAGTATAAGGCATTATCGAGTACGCTCTAAGAAGAATTCTGTTGCTATTACTTCATCGTTTCTACCCACAATGGTAAAATACAATTCAACATCATAACCATTATTTTGTTCATCGGGAGATACTATAATGTCATCAACTTCAATTCTTGGTTCGTATTTACCAAGAACATCTAGAACCTGCGAACGAATAAGACCACTAGTTGCGTAATCTAAAGGTTCAAATAAAGATTTACGAATATCACAACCTAAATCGGGTTGAAATGGTCGTTCTCCTTTATTTGTAAGAAGTAAAGCAGTTATTGCCTGAACAATAGCTGCTTTATCTTTTACTACCACTAAATCATCACTTACCGGATGTTTTTTAAAGGTAATACTCAAATCTTTGAATGTCTCAAAGGTTGGCATTTAGACACAGTAATAGGCTGTTACTATTTATCACTTACCAACGAATCCATCTGCCCATTCTTGAGAATCAAAAACCTCTTGGTTCTTTGCTTTGTTGCGATTACGTTTCGCTGACATGTTTAGATACTTATCACTATCAGTCTCGGTGATGAGTGTCATACCTTCACTAACAAAGTCTTCGCCTTTGTCAACTGATCCGTCTAAGTGGTTAGGGTGTCCCATTTTGTTTCTCCTGTTGTGTTTGCCAAAAATAATCATCGGTGTCTCCTAGGCGTCCCCAGTCGATTCCTGCCTCTACTTGGTATTCTATGGTAGATACTTTAAAGTCAGGGAACTTGGGTTCCTCGGGGGTGATAGAGAGGTCATACAGACGCATCCTGTTATTAGGATACAATGCATACTGACCATTGTTCAATGCGATGCAATTATGTGATTTGTGCTCTTGTGGCACCTCACTTACATTATTATCTATTACATCCGGGTTTGCATGGTAGTTATCAAGTGTAAACAAGTATTGTCCTCTCATAAGATCATGATCTCTAGTAAAGACCTCGCAGTCCATTGATGAGACAAATCCTTTGTTCATACATGCAACACCATAATCCATACAATTCCAGAATTGTAGATTCTCCAAACTCATGTCTATGACTGGGGTTTCAGCGGAGCGAACAAATGCACTGATGGGTAGTTTGTCATACATTGCACCATATTCTGGTAAGTATGTCTCAAAGTAAAAAGCACGCCCAGGTATGCTTTTAGCAGCAACCCAGACGCCCTCTACAAACTCCCCATGTCCATCTTGATGATCTCGTAAGTATTCCCTACGAACCCAAACTTTTTCTGCAGGAAGATTGCAAATTAAATTCATCCTCTACCCTGACCACGATAACGCTTCTTTGCACTGTTACGTGATGTAGGAGTATACTTGGTATGCTTACCACGTCCTTGACGAGTACGCTTTGGTTTAGACTCAATTGTGTCTCCACCTGATAATCCAATTCTGCTCTTTGCCATTGCCTTTTATCGTTTGACTCCCATATTATAGCACATAACTGCTATGCTGCAAATACTGTCCATGATGCTTCTGCCATTAATGCTCCACCAGGTGCTAGGGTATCACCAAGTCTCATCGCACCAGTTCCATTGATGATTACTTTCGTTGAACCTACCGCTGCTACATCACCATGTACATCAGAACCACATGTATGAGGTGTGAAGGAGTCTCCAACCTTATGAGCAGGCAATCCGTTGATCATGACATTAGCAGATGCTGTAACGCCTACAGAAGGTGCATAGCATCCATGTCCTGTCGTGATATCAGCCAGTCTAGACATTGGTCTAAGGGTTTTCATTGTCTACATCCAAGAATCCGTTCTGTAATCCTATGTAGTATGATAATCGATTCGCTGCAGGTGTCCAATTATTCTGTACCAACATACTACCTTGGAAACTAGTAACAAATGGTGGACAGGTATGTGTTACAATTAATGTGTAGTTATATTTCATGATTTCAATGAAACTTGGTTTCCATTTAGTCCAACTACTAATCTCTGGTACTAATGCTTGCAAATAATCATTACCATACGTTAATACACTCGCCGGATCAAATGGTGCTAGTTGATCAAGTTGTAAACTAAATCCAGGTCCAGGAAAAAGATCACTCGTAATTTTCTCAATACCTTCCGGTACATCAGAAAATGGTAAGATCTTTCTACCTTCTAATAAACTTACAGATGTTAAACGATTCTGATCTGTTATCGGCGCGTTCGGTGTTATGGTTCCATCAATAGGATCTAACGTCGGTGAATTCCTATAATAAGACGCATAGATGTACTCGGCGTCATAAAAATATTTCTCCCCATAGAATCCCTTCAGAGGTGCCACTAATGCCATCGTAGGACTAGGTGGTCCTGCAATCGTTCCATACGCCATAGAGGGTTCTAGAAACCCCCTCTGCATTAGAAAATCTGGGATGTCTGTTACTGGTCTGTCGGCAATCTCGGATAACTTGATAATATTACACCCTGATCCTGTTCCACCTGACACCCCCATCCCAGGTACTAACGTGATACTTGTGATTAACTCCGGTAATGCCGGTAGCGGACACCCTCCCGTCGCTTGCACAGTTATCGTAAGTGCTGGGTTGATTGTCTCATATAATATCGGATTCGGTGCAATCCTTGCCATGTCCTGATACAATGGCACCGTGGGATTTGGATTCAATACAAACGGTCCCGTTCCGATAACTTCATTGTTTGGTACAATTACTACAGGCATTATACTGTCTTCGCAACCTGTAAAAGATCTTTCTTGATTCCCTCTACATTATTATGCAGATAATCTAATGTCTCTGAGAGACTCTCGTAGTTAGAATCCGTAGGACGACGATACATCAATTGTGGTCGCTCCAGCTGCGATATCCGTTGGTCCAGGCTCGTCAACCTCTCGGACAGCTTCTGGAGTGCGCTCTCCAACTTCTGCTGCTGCTGTTGTAACTCTTCCATCATTTTGATCTCCTCTCATATAGGCGTCTGATGCTCTTGACTCAAATTGGTCGCAGAATTCATCAAAGTTATTTAATATACTATCGTAATCTTTGAAGTCAACTTTTTTGGGCATTTTTTTGCTGGGAAAATTTTTTGGGTTTTAAGGTTTCTAAAAAACCATTTTCAAAAATATTTAGCGGTCGTCTGGATACTTTTGTAGGTTAGGAGGGACCCATGGATTTTCGCTTGGCGCATCGCTAAGGGCGCTAGGGGGGGCAATATACAGTCCGTAGACTGTCCACCCCTGTGCCCTGTCCCCCGTGAGGGGTGCTACCCTCACAGTTC